GGTGGGTTTTCAGGATTCGAACCTGTCCGACTGCATTTACATCTTATTAGCTTTCACGTTACCCTCTCTAGGCTAAACCTAGTTCATTTGTACAGTTTCCATGTACCCACAGTTTATTAGACTTACGTGGAACGATTATCTAATTAAGATCAGCCGCCTATGCAACCATTACACCAAAAACCCGTTTAAACAATTCTACTCCCTGGCTCTTTTAAAAGCATTCCACTGACCAGGCTCCTCCTCCCACCCTCAAATTGTTTAATTGTTAGGGGCTGGCTGCCATAGTGTGTTGCGTCCCCGATATTTCTATCTGCCGATACTCACGTCGCACTATTAGACCTCCAGTCCTCCACCACTGATCTTTTATAAGCTAGCTTCTCATACTAGATTCTTTATACGAGATAGATGGGAATTTCACCCAACACGAGTGCCATTACGTTTCGTTTCTCAGCTCTGCGAGCCACGTCTTTTTCCGTCATACCTCTGGAATACTTCTTATTGGTTGTCAGCACCACTGACTATTTCTATAAAGACACTATAGTTATGGCGTCTAAATAGTTAAACTCTTTCTAACTATCGTTTATATTATTAGAAAGGTAGGTCGTCAGCACCTGTAGAGTCTGCAGTCACCGGAGCACTGTTACCAGCGAGCGGGTCGATAGGCTTCTCAACGTCAGCCTGTACGGGACGCTCCAGAAGATCGTTCTTCCAAAGCTTAATCTGCGACTCTGCAACACCCATAGACTCGATAAATACACCATTCTTAGATACGGTAGTATAACCCTTTTTGTCATAAATTACTTTAAGACGCACAGGATCGTTATCACCGTCATTAAGACACGTCTTAGCCCAAGTAATCATCTCGATAAACGAATTACCTTCGAAATCATTATGACCACCTTTAATTGCATCTATAACCTGCAGAATACGTCCGAACTGCTGATTATCTCGACGCTGTAAATCTTCATCGGTCTTAATCCACATATTCTTCTCGTTCTTCCATTCAGTCATAGTTGCTGTTTGACCCTCACTGTTCTGGAAAATTATCTCCAGAAAGTCAAGACCTTGAGGCGATTTGTTGACGTTTACTTCTTTCAGAGTGATGTTTTCATTGATGCCTACTGGCATATAGGAGCTTGTAAACTCCGTATTGCTTGTTGTTGCTGTTTTTGTACTATACATAGTTCCTTAGATTTTATTATCATCACTAAATCCCAATGTTATCCATCCTACAAATTCAGATGGATCGCATTGTTTATTCAGCTCTCGTAACGCGTTTCCTACTCTTTTTACAGAGTTTATACCTAAATAAAGGTTTGCACTTTTATACTCACCGTTTATTTTTAGATGTATCATTGAACCACGATACTTCATGATTATTCAAGTTTATAAACTTTATCCCAATATGTTGTTATACTTCCGTCTTCATTCCCAGTAGCGATGACAATATCTTTACCTGCGATGTGTCTGGCACGAGCCTCCATAATAGTCCCGTCTCCTCCAGACTTGAAACTAATATGTGTTTCATTGTCCTTTCGGTATACGTATCCGACTGCGTCAGCCATTCCGCAAACGATCTTCCCAAGCTTTCCGACGAGGTCGATTTCTTTTGCATTAACCTCTTGCCCATCCTTATTGGTGATACTATCTTTGACATGTCCTATAAGTATGAATTCATCACACAATTCCTTGAACATATCTATTACCTTCTTTACAGCGGTGCGCAAGTATCCATAACCCGCACCTTTTGCCAGAGTGGTGATATCGGTACCTTTCCAGTTCTTTCCAAGTTCCGTTTGTCGATAAAGAGTGCAAGCATAAGACATACAAATATCTTCAAGACGTGTTGCATTATCTATTGTTATATGTTTATAAAAGTTGTGTCCAACTTCCTCATTCTTTGCTCGAATTGCCTGAGCAATCTTTCCTAGATCTTCTATTGTGCGCGCTTGTACAGCCATCGCATCAATAAAGGTGGAACCACCTTCAAGATCTATTATAAGGTTGTTAGGTATCTGAGCTACACATGAGGTTTTGCCTGATTTAGGCAAACCGTACAATATCAAGTACTGTGGGTTTACCGAGGTAGCAGGAACCGGTTGTGTAGGTAGTACTAAGCTCATATTTATACTAAATTATTTCTTAATAGTAATCTTCAGACCAGCGATATAAATCGTAGCGATCGTCTTCTTCAACGGACAGCTGAGATTATAGAAGAAAGCATCATCCATCAGATTAAAGAAGTACATCTCATCGTTGATGTGAATGTAATCATCAGTAATCTTAAAGTAGGTACCATCGTTCAGCTTGTACTTAATATTCTTCTTGAACGGGCAATTGATACAAGTACCGAGACCCTTCAGGAAGTTATAAGCATTGTTATAGTAGTACTTCGTACCACCATAAATGAACGCATTCTCAAGCTCGTCAAACGACGTAGTGCCGGGAGATGTAAGCTTAATATCGATAGTACCGGGCTTATTGGTAGTGTTGTTCTTATAACCAAACAGCCAAGGATTCTTCTCCTCTATATCAGCATTAATGAGATCAGTAAGCATCTCAGAATAATATGCAGAGGTATTGCACTTGTTGCAAAAAGGACAACCGGTATTAGTCTTATTAATATTACTATTGTTGATAGAAAAAGTATACTTTGTCATAATTCAGCCTTTCTTTTAAAATGTTAATACTTGTCCGACAGATTAACATTCAAGGAGATTGTTGTACATAAGGTCATTCTCGAATTCAAGGATACAAGGCTTACCAGCATCCCTATTCTTAAGAACGTGAATATACACCTTGTTTTGTGTAGGTAAATGATTTGGACCGTATTCTTGTATGCCCAACATCTCAGGTCTGTGAATGACCAGGACGTAATCGGACGCCTGGAAAATCGCATCGGACGATGAAATATCACTACGCATAGGATAATGCGATAGTGGGTTATTAATCCTCTCAGGCGCCTCTATATTTCGATTCATTTGAGCTATCTGTATGACAGACGTCATGGGCAATTTCTTGACCTGAATGAAGACACGTTGTAATTCGGCAATGGTTTCCAAGACAGAACCGATGGGTTTAGTTAACAATGCGTGATCATAGAATATCACGAAGTGTTTACCAGTACCTTTTACATACGTGTTATAGAATGTAGATATAATCTCTTGAACTTGCATGGGAGTAGTAGGACTATCTACAAAATAGATAGGATACTCCTTTAGCTGATTGCATACTCCAATGACTCTACCAAACGTTTGGTCATCAAGGCTCGTTTCCGAGCTATACAGAGTCGAAGTCGTTTTCCTGAGCTTATTAGAAAGCGTCCTTCCAACTTGCCTAAATGCAACCATCTCTAACGAGAAGCTAAGCACAATTATATCCTCTGAGGGATTAAGATCTATGATATCAGTAGATAGTAAGTTAGCAAAACTAGACTTACCGGAACCCGAGATGCCAGGTATGGTGTATACAGTATTGGGTTCAATACCTCCCATACACTGCTTATTGAACTTCTTCCATCTCGTGCTAAGAGAAACAATTTTATGCTCTCTTCTGCCTTTGATGTAGTTGATGGTCTCTTGGGCCACAACACTCATCGGACGTACAACGTTAGATAAGTTCTGTTCCATAAGAAGCTACATTTTTATCTGTATCCTGCATCTCTTCCTCAATCGCTTCCCACTGTGAACGAGTTAACCAATTCCACATAGTCATCATATAACTGAGACTACCTTCTCGCATGCGCTTAGATATTTCATAATCAAGGCATTTGATAAGGTGCTCCGCCATTGCAGAACTTCCCCCACACCTGGCGTTAAAGAAATGACGGCACTTGTTTACATTGGCTCTCAGATAAGATTTACTCCCATCTGATCTCATTACATACACTGGGTACATATCGTAAAAGAGATCGAAATAATCTTTCTCTTTCTTTACCGAGGATATTAGCTTATCTGTCGGTTGATATGTAATTGACTCACCGCTCTCGATCGCGGTTACTAGTTCATGAGAAACTAAGTATGATATCTCTTCGTCGCTTATAAGGCTGACAACTTTGCGGACGTCTTGATATTTTGGTTGATTCTTACCCAATACCATACTTAGGAATACATACTGATTCATAGTTAGATCTGGAAATTCATCCAGAAGTTTTGTGTCTAATTCAATTATCATAGATTGAATAGTTCTAATTGTTGTTCAGTGAAGTCAGAAACAATCTTCTTGGCTTCGCTGATATAGTACCTATAGTTGATCTTTCGACCTTCTACAGTCGTATCATATAACTCGTTCAAGATTGTTACTCCTGACTTTGTTAACATGTTCTCTGGGTTTTCTCCATCTTTTTGTTTAAACAGATATTCACCATTTGTACTTGCGTAAAACCTATTAATGCGCTGTACTCGATTTTCCCCGTGCAGCACAGTAAACTTCTTATCGACTTGTTGGGACATTAAGAAGTCTCTGATGTCTCCATCAGATTTTATATATTGTTCAATAGGAATTCCTTCTGTGAAATATGCAATTACTGCCTTTGGTATAACCACAGGTGCGAGACCTTTGCCCAGTCTCCTGTCATCTCGCTTCGTAATAAACATACCTTTTTCTTCTATCTCACCGCCTTTCAAGACACCAAAGTAGTCATTGATAGCGTACTGATAGAAGGCTTCATACTCATCAGATTCGAATTCTAGACGCGTAAGTTTTTCAACTTCGGTAATAGCATCTGAAATAGCCGATTTAAGGCCTTTTTTAGCCCTGTAGACGACACCGTCGGTGTTGCACTGTATAATTTCACAGCCAAGCTCTAAAAGCCTGTCTACGAGCAAAAGAAGGATTAACTGACCATTTATTCTTATCTTAAAAACGTTAAACGGATCGTACATCCACGATACCTCCTGCTGCATTTTACCAGTAGGAGAGTTTAGCACAATCTTTAGGAACAAGTTCTTAATCTTCTGACCTGTATGTTTTGCTTCTAGCCTTTCGGCTTTCAGTTGGGCAAATAACTCGCAAAATAGTTTCCCCAAGTGACGAGGTCCAAACTGATATTCTATCAATAAAGACGGGTACATCGACGCCACATCTGCGTGCCCTATAAACTCGTCATCGGCTGGGAGGAATATCTTTGGGTCGTGTTTGGTATGTATACCTCCCACTCCCACAGAATACACCACGTTCGAGAGGACGAACTCCTTCTCGTAGCCTTTTCGTTCCTTAGAATAAACTACCTGTTCCTTCATTTCTTCTAAGAGACTCTGTAACTTTGGGTTTTTGTAGGATATAAATGGCAGAATAACATCTCTTAACGGAATATAATCCATGGGAGATCTCATTTCCTTTATTACATTTTTGGGAATACCTGACCTCTCGGAGTATTTCTCCAACAGGAAGGTCTCTGCCATCTTAACAGAATCCATTGACAAGCAATCAATTCCGTGTTCCTCTTCTATGAAGAGACGTAAGTCTATTTGCCCTTTCAGCTGGTTTAACAACTGAGTAGTAGACTCTACATCATTGATATTATACGATATCATATCGTCAATATCTTCGACGGCTATTGGTTTGTTGAAGTCGCCGTCATACTCCCGCACATTTTTATAGTGCATCGTTACCTGCATCGTTTTTAAGCCGACACGTAACTTCTGACTAAACATCATAGTCAATAAATCCATTGAATAGAAGTAATTAGCGTACTTCCATCGTTTGAATGTTGATACTCCGTCGATTTCATCATCGACGATTAGCTGCGATAAATTGAATAGCGAACGACATACCTTACTAACTGGCAGTTGCGCCATTTTGTAATGATAGTCTATCATATAATTTATGATAACATCATCATAATGTTTGTTATTATACCCACAGAACATTCTGTCCTGCGAATTATAGTAAAAGAAATCAACCAGCTCTTCGAGCTGATTGATTCTTTCACTTATTTCAAACTTTATGATGTCTCCGCTTTCTGTATCTTTACAGCAGCAATGGAAGCAGTTACTAAATACTTCTATGTCGTAAACAACGACTAGTTTGTTCTTAATAATCATACTTCACATGTCTAATTGTTCCCCACCGTGCAATCGCTGTACACTCCGTTTCGCTGACGAAGTACATTCTCTGTAGTGGGGGTCCCATATAGGTTACGCAGCCTGTGGCAAGATTATCCTGCCATGCTGCTTCTTGTGGTCTTTCAGATTACATGCTACCAAACTTGGATATTTATTCTTTGTGTGATTTGTAATCTTCTGAGCCTTTTTCATCAACTTTGAATTTTTTGACAAATGGTTGACCATGTGTCCTTCTCCGTTGATATCTTTTATCTCAGCTATCTTCTTTTCCTGATAGGTAGCTGAGTTACCCGCGCCTAGGACGAATCGTCCTATGAGGGTCAGAGGGTCGTAGACAGAGACGACGAAGTCTCTGAATCGTTGTTCTGCTAGGAATCGTCGCTGTTCCCAGTCTTCTACTTTGTCAAACAGATCCTGTTGTGGCTTAGGATTTTTCTTCTCCCACTTGGCCAACTTATGCTGTACAAGCTTCTCCATATACTCCTGTTTGTTCATCTTAGGAAGATTGTATGGATAATTGGGGAAGAACTTGACAAAGTCATTACGTTGATTACCGTCTTTATCAATTCTGTTATACTTCATAAGTCGCTTCGGCTGCTTATGATTCAACAGCATCGGTGTCGGATCAAACTCACGCTCAATCAGATGATAATGACCGTCTTTATCTATCTCAAACATCTTACCGAATATAGGAGTATCAAACCTAGCAGTCGGTATCTCCTTGAACATTACTACAACATTCTTAGAGTTCAATCCTAGCTTGTGTATTGTATTATTCCTAACGGTAAACTTACGGCTATAGGCTGCAAGGGCAGCTACTTTTCTTCGACGCACCTTAGGACGAATGCTGCTATGTCCCATATCAATTTGTATATTAATTTGAACATAGGTTATGCGGCCTGTTTGAGCGTCTTAGAGGCTGTTTTGGGGCTCTCTGAGGCCTTTTTAGCATTCATAGGTACAATTGTACCGGCCTTACGCTTCTTGGCCTCCTGACGGCGTTTCTCGAGCTTCTTCTTGAGCAGCATTTCCTGCTTTTTCAACTTACGCTCATGCTTTGTACGCACCTCTTTCTGCAACTTGGCAGCAAGTTTGTGGTCATTATGCATTGCTACATAAGTGCGCTTGAGCATGTTTGCGGTTGTCTGCTTGATGACGCCATTAGCTTTGAGTTCCTTAAGATGCTCGATCATAGCGGCTACTATCATAGCCTTTCGTGCATTGCGGATACCCTTCGGAGTCTTAGACTTATCATTGTTCTTAGCAACGTAATCACTCTTCTTCCTTGACAGAGCCTCTATTATAGCTGGCTTCTTCTTGACATACGGATAGATCTTCAGCGTCGGGATATTCAATCCACGGAGATAATCGAGTACATCCTTGTCTGCCTCTATGATGCAATATGCATCCTGACAGCGTCGAGTAGGATTTACCATAATCTTCCATACTATATCCTCCTTCTTTAGAGCTTGGATAAGCATATCCTTGTCGCTGACATGATACGTTACGATCATATTATACGTAGCGGGCTCATCCATCTGTTTGAGCAGCTGATCTATTTTTACTTTCGTCTGCTCTTCCGTTAAGCCCATGCGTTGCGCTCGTCGTTTGAGAGCGTTCACGCGGAACTGTTTGTATGATTCTTCACGTGCCTTACGGCGATCTTCCGTATTCTTGACTTTTCCAGTAGGAACGTTAGTCTTCTCAACTACGCCAAGTTCGCGCTTTATTTCGCTGAATGCGTGTTTTGTATCTTGTTTGGCAGTCTGACCGTTTGCGGCAGTGTCTACCTTAAAATTCTTTCGTGACATTTTGATAATGATTTAATTGTTTTACATGTTATAGGTG